CAGCACCTTCGGGGCGCAGGGAATCATGCCCGACGGCGTACTTCGCCACCATGAGCGTACCCTGATGGGTGATGAGGTATTCCGACTCAAGCGCGAGGTCCATCAGCTTGACCGTACCTGCGGCCTGAGGATGCCACACAACGCCCTTCGTCTTGGTGAAGTTACCACGGTACTTCGTGATACCGCTGTTGATGTTCGTGGACGGGACGTTGTTCGACTTCAGAATCTCGATACCCGCCAGTTCCCACACCTTACCCTTCTGGACGTTGCCGCCGTTGGAGTAGTCGCGGTTGATGACGAGGTCGCTCTGAAGCAGGAGCCAGTACAGCGCGGGCTTGAAAGCCGCGAAGCGGGGCGACTCGGGGACGTTGAGTTCGTCCATCTTCTGACCGGCGCTCATGAGCGCACCGGCGAGGATGTCGGCGTCCGTAGCGAGGTCGGCGTCCGTAACGGACGAACCGGCGCCGGAACCCGTGAAGGTCTCGCTGTCGCGGGACGCGAGGATGATGCATTGCAGGACTTCGCGGTCATACTGGTCCGCGAGGGCGATACCCTGCTCGTTGGTGTAGATGGAGCGGACTTCGTAGTGGTTCATAGCCTCGTCGATAGAAGCGATGAACACAGGCGCAATCAGAAGGCCGTCGATGTCGATAACCTTCTCCGAGTGCTTGATGGACTGCCCATCAATCATCGTGCCGGGAGTATGAAGCGACGCCACAGCCTTCCACGTCAGGGGGAACTGAGCAGATTTCAAAAATGTTCAACGCAGGTCGTTACTCTGCGCCCGTCTTACGACAGCTATACGTTGCCGCATAGGTCAGACTATATCTTCGTGCTTGCGTAGGTATGTAATAGCCGCCTGTAATCTCTCAGGACTGTCTTTCATTAAACCGATAGCGGTGTTACAGTTGGTGCAGAGTAATCCACGCACCACTCCCGTCTTGTGGTTATGGTCCACAGCTAACTTCGTGTATCGGGAGCTATTTAGAGTTGACCCACAAATGGCGCACCGACCACCTTGTATGACAAGCATTTCATTATACTTGGTATTACATACGCCGAGGGTTTTGAATCGGTGTTTTTCAATGAGACAGGCTTTACACTCGTGTCGATATTTTCTAATATCTTTACGGTAGTAAAATTCTGAGATGGGTTTTTCAATCCCACACAGGCGACACCTACGACTATGGATTTGCTCCATTGTCGCGTGTCTCCTTTTTCGACCGGACTTCCGGCCTACATAATAGTCGTTACACCTTCCTGCCTTTCGGTCAGGCTTGGCTCGGTATTGTCCCTATGGGAGTTTCACCGAATTTAAGAGATGTTTAATGTCCGGCAAATCTACTTACCGGACGCGATGGTGCGCTCCAGATGCCGACCCTTAACGATGGTCTTCTTCTCATAAGCGGTCAGAACTTCGCCAGCGTAGACTTTAAGGAAAAGCTCTACGGCATCAGCGTTACCGTCCTTGAGGCCAAGCCTTGAAACGGTGTAATCGGGAAGTGCCATTGTTGTTATCTCCTTTAGAGATTATTGAGGTATGGAGTTGTAATGGTCCTGCCCGAGTCTCTGGTTTTCGTTCTCTGAGTTTTCCCGTCCGCAGACAGGGCAAAGAGTCTGGTTGAACCTTGACTCAGTTAGGTGAAGAACGCTCTAAGAGAACGTCCTAAAAGAGTTTGGATGTACGGAGTTTATCCATAACATCCTGACGGTACGCGGGGTCCGTCTGATAGCGCGGGTCGCTCATTGCCTGAGTGACCTCTGCATAGGACCGGAATCCACCGACAGCCGGGGAGCCGCCCTTATCCCCACGAGTGAGGTTCGGGTCTTTGCCGTTGGCGGCTTCGTACTTGGCTTTGATTCCGGCGACCGCAAGTTTCACCTGCGGGATATTGCCGTTCTCACAGACGTTGTTAAACGCCGTAATTTCCTCTTGGGAGAGGTTCGTCTTTGCCCACGTTAGAATCTGAGTGTAGGCTTCCGCTCCACCGACGCTCGACTGAACGTCTGCGACGAAGGAGTTGGCGAGGGACTTCTGGCCCTCAATATACGCATCAACTATCGCCTTCGGAAGACCCATGCCTTCCAGTTCCTTGTACGATGCTTCGCTGAGTTGCCCGGTCTGAGCGAACTCGTTGTTGTACTTGGACACGTCGAGGTTGCCGACCATTACTTTACCAGACTCGTCAATCTTGAGTTGACCTGCCGGGGTCTGCTGGTTCGCCGGGGGCGTCTGCTGGCCTTGCTTGACCTTCGTATACTCACGCTCAAGTTCCTGATAGGACTTGACGAGGTCTTCGGGGGTCTTGAACTTCTCAGGAAGCCATGCCGGGCGATTGGGGTCGGGTGCGTTGTTCTGCTGTTGCTGATTGTTGGGATTATCCTGCTGGTTGAGAGCAGGGTCCGGCGTGGGGTCGCCTTTAACAACTACCGATTCGGGCATACAAACCTCTCATGGATCTTTATTGGGTTGGCGGCTGTTGGGCTTCGTTGTAAGCCTGTGCCGCCTGAGTTCCTGCCTTGATGTAATCCGGTCCCTTGTTGAGCATCAACTTCTGCATCTCTGCTTTCTGCATCGCATCCTGCTGACGAGCCTGTTCCTCAGCGATTTCCTCTTTGGACTTTATAAGACCTGTCAAATCCATGCCAAGATAGGTGGCGAGTCTGGTCATATAATTGTCGAGGTTCACATACTGAGCGATAACCTCAGGTCCAAGCGGGGACAGATGCTTCAAGAAGGTGTCGAGTTTCGCCATCTCCTGACCGCGCCCGAGGGCTTCAAGTCCGGTAACGATGGTGATGTCAACGAGGTTCGCGGGAAGGGTAGGCAGGACACCCTGTTGCGACAGGCGGTCCAGCACGAGTCGGATAAAGGGAAGCTGAAGTTCCTGTGCGAGAAGCGAATAAATGCCGCCAATGGCATCCTCAAGCTCCTGCGCCATGTACCGGATTTCCTCTGCCGTCACGCGCTCTGCCTGACGCTGAATAGCGGTGTTCATCAGGAACGCATGAGCCAGCCGCTCCGTAATCTTCTGAGCCGTCTCACTGGCGACTCTGAAGTCGTTGAACTTGTTTGCCTGTAGCGTGGACACGTCATCAGCCGAGCCTTCGACAATGTCCCCGTTCTCGGCGTTCTCAAGAGTTTTCTTTTTCGTGACGGAGTTCGGCTTGACCATGAAGAGAATCTTCGCGGCGGCGACTGAACCCTGCACGATAGAGCGCATCAGTTCCTCAAGAGAGATGAGGTCGCCAAGATATTCCTCGACGTACCCGCGCCCGTAGTCCTCACCGTCCACCTTGACGAAGCGGAGCGGAATCCACGGACACTTATCTTTCGGATAGTGACCGAAGGAATCAGGGGGGTTCTTTCCTTCGATTTCCTGCTTGACAATCCACCGGTCCTCGACAAGAGCGATTTCCGTATAGATGTCGATTTTCTTTTCGTACTTCTTGTTGGGATCGGCGTTTTCCTCAGGCGGACGCGGGACAATCTCCTTCACCTTATCAGGGAGAAGTTCCCATACCGTCGTTTCCTTCGTGATGATAGCAACGGTGTTACCGGCTGGGTCACGCTTGACCACATAGTTTTCCAGCTTGTAGACTTGAAGTGAGAGCTTCTTGTCCTTCGGGCAGTACAGCAGGATGTTCCCACCGACCACCAGATGACGCAGGGCTTCGAACAGGCTGGACCGGGCGTTGGACGATTCGATATGCTTCGCGCCCTTCTGTTCAATCTTAGAAAGGGCAAGCTCAATCTGGTCCTTCGTCTGCGGGTCTTGTTCAATCTCAGCCTTAACCTTGTCATCGGGGATGTAGAGCTTGAAGAACGGACTGTTCGGGGGAAACAGGGCAAGCAGGAGTTTCGCGGCGATGTTGTTCACCCCGCGTGCGCCGACGCCCTGATACGGAGTCTTGAACTTCGTGTGTTCGTTTGCCCCCTCAGGCGGAATGAGAGTCGGAATGGTATACCGCGAACACTCACGCGCCCTGTCAAGGAAGGGCTTGCGGGTAAGTGCTTGCTTCTCATACCGAGCCTTGATAGGGCCGTTGGTTCGGGTAGTATCCATTTATCGCCTTTGTAGTTATGTTGGAATCATGAGGCCGGAACGACCTGATGCGTCGCCGCCAGCCTGAAGGTCCACCTTCAGAGCACTCCGTCCCTGCATCTGTTTCTTCTTGTACGCCGTCTTCTCGACCGCCGGTTGCATAACCTTCGGGGTTTCCTCAGCCGGGGGCGGGGGCGGCACAGGGGCGGGGGCAGGGGGAGTAACAGACTTCGGGCTACCGCCAATACACATTGATAGTCTCCTTTAAAACAGGGGGATGATTTTGTAGGTGAGGGCCGTGGATTGATAATTAAATCCACTCGCAAAA